AATCTTCGATTAACAGTCTTATATTTTCCCCTAACTAAACCTGGTTGGTCTGAAGGTGATGTATAGTCAGGTACAAAAACTCTGTCCTGAGATAAACTCTTAACTTCCTCCCACTTAGTCTTTGACGATAAGAAGTCAGAATCCGATGGAATCGCAGTGAACGTAGTCCCTTGTTTTTCAATTACCCCAACAATACCCAAAACATCATTGTCAGGTAAATATATCTTCGCGAATGGTTTAACATCCGTTGGTCTAATAACTTTTTTAAAAACCTTAGTAACTCCATTAACAACAACCTCTCTTTTCGTCATATTGTATGCCGTGATATTACCACTCGCATCTATAATCGGAATTTTAGTTCTATTTGGATTACCCTTAAGGTCATATGGAGAAGAGAAATCAATATCGTAAACAGTTTCAAATATCTCACCACCACCCGTTATTTGAGCTCCTCGTGAAAGTAACCCCAAATACCTAGCATCTTCCTTATCCCCCGAAACCGGTACCGTAATAGTAAAATCAACTAAAGAAACCGATGGTCTCTTTCCAGGTAATTTTAAACCATACGTTCTGGCAATATTATATATCGACTGTTTTTGCTGAGCAAAATCCAATACCGTCTCCTGCATCGTTCTATCAATATGATAATGTAAGTTATCCCCGATAGCGGCATTCATGTCTAAAAATACTGAGTATAAAGACGCATCGTTATAGTTCTGAATTAAATCAGGATAATACTCTTTAGTTAAGTTAACTAACTCATTTCTTAACCCTAAAAAGTCTCTTTCTGTGTATGATATTCTTTCTGCCATTTTATAAATTAATTATAACATAATCCCTTTGTTTGAACTGACCATAATTACTTGAATAGTCAATCCTTAGTTTTACTGTATACTCTTCCGTACCATCGGCAGCCGACCTATAAAGTCTTTCGTCCAACCCAGTAACATATTCCCCAGGCGATTCCTCAGTATCTAAGTACGGAGTTACCTCTATTTTATTTATAGTTACGTTCGGTAAGAATTCCCTAACCGACTCAGTAACCTCAGTCTGCATTTTAGTAAATGTCGATTGGTCCATTGGCTCAAAAAGATACTCATATAATTTTGTTCCAAACGATGGTAAATAATACCTACTACCTTTTCGTGTCAATAATAAATGTATTAATGACGCTCTAACTTCATCACCACTAGTCGAGGTAAGGTCTAAGTACTTTCCGTCCTTAGATTCGGTAAATGGAAAGTTAATCCCAAAATTAAATGCGTCTGCCATTATTTACTGTTTCTATATAAATATTAAACTAACTCTTTTTTTAGGTTTTTAAATAGTTTTAATAAAAAAAGGGAATGTTTTCACATCCCCTTACATTATATTATTATCATTTTATGACCCACAAGCCTCACAATCATCAGGATTATCCAGTGAACACACCATATCCTTTAATAATTGTTCATCAGTTTTAATCGTAATTTGCTCCGGCAGTGCCGACACAATCTTTACCTCTTCCTTTGGAATCTCTTTGATTTTAGTCATATCGATACCTAACCCTTTAAGTGCTTCTGTTTTTGGCCTTGTTCTAAGGTAATACATACCCGTCTTTAATCCCTTTTTCCATCCATGCATATGAGCCGCAGTCAACTTAGCCGCGTTTACATCCTCCATAAATAAATTCATTGATTGTGATTGGTCAATAAATATCCCCCTATCAGCCGCCATATCAATAAGTCCTCTTTGGGATAATTCCCATACCGTCTTATATCTATCCTTAACCTCTTGAGGTATTTCATTAATGTGTTGTACCGAACCGTTACCCGCAAACATCTGTAATCTAACATTTTCATTCCACACACCCAAAGCAACTAAATCTTGGATTAAGTGCTTATTAATTATTACAAACTCACCAGACAAAGTATTTCTCTTATATATATTAGCGGTAAATGGTTCAAAACATTCGTTATTACCCAATATCTGAGCAGTAGATGCCGTCGGCATTGGGGCTAATAATAATGAGTTTCTAACCCCGTGTTCCACTACTTCACCTCTTAGTGTTTCCCAATCCCATCGTCCTGATAGTTGGTCTGCCGAAACACCCCACATATCAAACTGAAATTTACCTTCAGACATCGGAGAACCTCTAAAGGTCTCGTAATGTCCGTGTTTTTTTGCCATATCATTGGATGCTACCACACCAGCAAAGTATATTGTTTCAAATATTTCTTTATTTAGTTGACTCGCCCCCTCAGATTCGAACGGTAACCCTAACATTGCAAATACGTCAGCTAACCCTTGAATACCTATACCTATTGGACGGTGTCTAAAGTTAGACTTCTTAGTCTCAGGTGTTGGGTAATAATTAATATCAATCACTTGGTTAAGGTTAATAGTGGTCCTATACGCAACCTCATATAACATATCAAAATCAAACGTTCTTAACTCTTTGTTTTGTGAACGAACCTTACCCGTAGGTATTTCAACCATTTTTGGTAGTGCTATCGAGGCTAAATTACAAACCGCAGTTTCATCTTTATCGGTATATTCCAATATTTCAGTACATAAGTTTGACGACTTGATAGTTCCCAAGTTCTTTTGGTTTGACTTAGCATTCGCGGCGTCCTTATATAACATATAAGGCGTTCCTGTCTCAATCTGAGACTCTATTATCTTAGCCCATAACTCTCGGGCCATTATCGTTCTACCTTTACCTTCCGACTCATATTGCTCATATAAAAGGGTGAATTTCTTATCTTCACCGTCGTCATATGCGTCTATCAATCCGGGAACTTCGTCAGGCGAGAAGAGTGTCCACTTACCATTTTCCGAAACTCTCTTCATAAATAAATCCGCAGTCCACATTGCTAAGAATAAATCCCTCGCTCTCATCTCTTCTTTACCGTGATTCTTTCTTAACTCTAAGAAGTCAAAGATGTCGGCATGCCATGGTTCAATATAAACCGCAATCGACCCTTTTCTCTTACCACCACCTTGGTCCACATAACGAGCAGTCTCGTTAAAGACTTTTAACATTGGAACAATACCATTAGACGTACCGTTAGTACCCTTTATGTACGCCCCTTTAGCTCGTATCTTATGAATGTTAATTCCTATACCACCAGCAGATTGTGAAATCGCAGCACAGTCAGCCAATGTTTTATAAATTCCTCTAATAGAATCTTCGTCAACATCCAACAGGAAACATGACGATAATTGAGGTCTTTTAGTACCAGCATTAAATAGTGTTGGGGTTGCGTGTGTCATAACTCCCGTTGATAACATATTATACGTTCTTTCAACCTCAACTAAATTATCACCCCATATACCCACCGCAACTCTCATATATAGGTGTTGTGGTGTCTCAGCAACGTTACCGTTAACTTTTAATAGGTAAGACTTCTCTAAAGTTTTAAACCCGAAATAATCAAAATTAAAGTCACGGTCGTGAACAATCATCTTGTTCAGTTCATCACCATGTTTTTCAATTACCGAATACGTCCCATCTGAAATCATACCCGCCTGTAAACCTGTCTTAGGTTCCACATACGTATATAATGTTTTCGCGACCGACGTAAAATTTTTATCAATGTTCTTATACAATGCCGTTATCGATAAACGAGCCGCCAATATTGAATAGTCAGGGTGAATGGTAGTCATCGAAGCCGCAGTCTCTGAGGCTAAGTTGTCTAACTCATCCGTAGTTACCCCGTCATATAGACCCGTGATTACTTTAATCGCTACTGCGTTGTAATCAACATAATCCATATTTAACCCATATGTTTGTTTTTTTATTCTTAGTGTGATTTTATCTAAACGAACTGTGTCCGTAGAACCATCTCTCTTTATTACTTTCATATTACTCATATCTTTTTTTAAAAATCCCCGTCAAACGCAAATGGGTCTACCAATGAACTACTTTCTTTATCTCCAACACCACTCTTAGAATATTCCGCCACTCTCTTCTCAAAGAAATTAGTCTTATTCTGTAATGCGATGTTCTGCATAAAATCAAATGGGTTTTCCACCCCAAATTCTTTTCCACATTTTAATGATACTAACAGACCGTCCGTTACGTACTCTAAATATTGTCTCATTAAGTCTGAGTTCATACCGATTAACGATACGGGTAACGACTCTAAAATGAATTCTTTTTCTATCTCTAACGCTGAAAGTAAAATCTCTC